AGTTTCCTTGATGCTGATTTTTTTAACCGCATCTTGAGCCTTAACCATGCTTTCAAGCCAAACCTTCAACATCCCGTTGACCAGTTCAGCGTCCTTGATTTCAATTTTGTCGTTCAAGGTAAACGCACGTTCAAATGCACGATTTGCAATTCCTTGGTATAGGAATTCTTCGTTTTCATTCTCTTTCGTTGAACCCTTGATAGACAATTTATTGCCGTCCAACAAAATTTCAATATCTGACTTTGCGAAACCCGCAACAGCCATCTCAATGACATACTTGTTGTCTTTGACTTGTTTGATATTGTATGGAGGATAGCCCATAGATTTAGCAGAAGCCTCGGTGGCCTTGCGAATGGCGGCGACAGTTTCTTCGAAACCGATAAATTGACCGAATAGGTCCTTGCCGAATACATCTTTTATGTAAGTCATAATTGCTCCTTTAAAGCGAGTTAATTTTTTGATACCCCGAAGGCGTATCGGATAATCCTGCTTACTTTATACAGGCCTGACTATCGTGCAGTAGTGTAATCACACGTTGAATTACGTTTCAAATCGGACGCCTTTATATCGTAGCGACAAACGATCCCCAAGGTAGAGGAACTTCTTATTTATAATTTCTTTTTAGAACCGATGTTATATTTTGGAACTAATTGCCAATCATACTTCTCTTTATGTGAAATGATCTTTATTTGTGATATGAAAATTGGCGGAGGAGTTTCAATCTGTGTTGGATCCACTAAAGTAATTAAACCCCAATCGCTTAACAATTTTGCAATAGCGTTTCTGCGAGATAAATCATTCTCCGTCAGATCGGATGGTTTACCATCCAACGCGAACAATTCTTTAAAGTGTGTCACATAATACTTACCCTGTTTGTGTAGTATGTGGCAAGATTGATATAGCGTGTTGTCCCGTTTGGATGCAACTCCTATTCTTGTTAGAGTTTCCCGCACCCTTAAAAAGTCATCTGGCTGTAGTAGTGTTACTTCAACTAAGTCCTGTATTCCTATCATTATTATTCACTCCGCCTTTTATTGTTTTTGCTCTTATTTCGGCAATTTGTTCAATAGAGAGAATACGCATTGCATCTTTGGCTTTTTCATTAGAGTAACCAAAATACTGCTTAACACAATCCAAATCCTTCAGAACCTCAGACTTCTGCCACGGTTGGAATTTCCGTTTCATAGCCCTGACAGTATTTAGCAGGTAACGATATTGAATGTCGTTATCCAGTTCCGGATGCAAATTCATCTCGTTCACATAGAGAATACAATCCATGTGGAAAGACAATGCGCGATTAACAATAAACGGCTTATATTCTTTAATGTCCGTCGGATCAGTCAGCATATCCTTCTTTGTCTGAAGGATTGACGGAAGAATATCTTTGAATAGATCAGGCATTACTTGAACTCACAATCAGCCATGAGTTCTGTCAGACACGCAATCATATTGATTTCATGGTCTGCAACAAAAGCTGCTTGATACTGATACTTAGCAAGAATCAACACCATTTGTGGAACCGAATCTGGCTTTAACAATTCATAAAGCCCGTCATACAATTTACGATAGATTTTTGTTGGATCATTGTCGAGATTATTAGTGACCCATTTACGAGCAGACGAAAAATCTTTACCCTTCAGCGACTTGACTAGATCACCCAATTGCACATCGGACACTGAAGCCAATACACCCTTGTCAATTGAACCACTAGCCGAATACCGCTGGAGTTCATTTAAGATGCGACGATTGTCTGGAAAGTGCTTTGTGATAATTGCTGCAACTACTTCTTTATCGTATGTAATCTTTTCAGCGTTGAGGATTAATTCCACCCGCTTAAAGAATGCAGTGGCCATCTTAGCCTTCGACCCATTCAGTTTAAAATCAATAACTGTGCATCGTGAGTGAATCGCATCCATGATACGGTTCTTGAAATTACAAGTAAAGATGAATGAACAGTTTGAGGCATACTCCTCAATCACACCACGAAACGCAGGCTGCGTCGAATTTGTATTTAGATAGTCAGCCTCGTCTATGATAACAACTTTGCGGCCGCCCATCAGGGACACTGAGGATGCATAATTCTTAATCTTATTGCGTAGAACATCAATGCCAGAATCGTCTGAGCCGTTGATTACAATATAATCACAACCAACTTCATTACAAAGTGCTTTTGCAACAGTTGTTTTACCAACACCAGCCGTCCCCGAAAGCAACAGATTCGGGATTTCTTTCTTGTTGACATATTCCTGGAACGTAGACTTCAAGGCTTCAGGAAGAATGCATTCCGAGATTGTCTTAGGTCGATACTTTTCAACCCACAAAATATGCTCAATCATTCAAAACTCCATAATGTAAAAAGACATTGTACCACGAAAGCAGCACAATGTCAATAGTAAATTTGCGTCAATACAACAGTGTTAGGAAAGCTTCAATGCGGTCCTCATCCGATCAACAACTTCATCAATAGGCTCAATGGTCGCAACACTACCGTTCAACAAATTGATCATTGTCAATTGAATGCCTTCTGGATTTTTACCGGTAAAAATTACCGACAATTGTGCAGTATTGATATAAATTGGATTGCCGGTCTCGGCATCAATAACTGAGACTAGCATGATTAGAAGGTGCTTTCTTTAGATTCAAACGCAACCCAATACTGAATATCATCTTTCGTGTTTTTAAAGTGTGCAAAACCCTTGAATGAGATTTGAACATCATAAGTGCCTTGAACCATCTTGATGTTTTCAGTCTTAAAAACAATCTTGTAAATCTTGCCGTTACCTTGGCCAACTTGGATCGAATTTGTATGTTGCCCATCAGCAGACGCATCACAAGAAACAACTTCAATAGTTTCGCCGTCAGATTCGACAGAAATGTTTGGAGAAGACAATACACTGGCCGTCTTCATAATCTCTGAGTAATCAATATCAGTCAACGTAAACGAACAATCAATTTGTGTCAATTTAATCTCTTTATCTGGCGGAGAAACAATCATATTCTTCGCAGTCATACGATATTTGAGTTTGCTACGATCTCCCTTGAAGATAATATTGATATCATCAAATTCGAGATCAACCTTGTCCTTGAACAAAGAATGTACCGACAAGAATTGGTTCAAATCGTATACACAGAAATCTTGAGGAAAAGTATCCTTTAGGATGGCTTGTGCAAGAACCGTCTTGCTGGCGGACACTGTGGTCAATTTATTTCCACGTTTGAACTCTAAGCCCTGGTTGATACCGGAGAAGTTCTTCAATACGCTGAGAGTTTCGTTAGATAGTTTCATTTTTCTTTCCATTACAAAATTGTGGATGCATTATACAAGCTTTTTGGACTTTTGTCAAGAAGTATTTTCATTGGAATATTTTATGTCATGCTCATAGAGGAACATCATACAACACATCGCATGTGCTAAATGGTGAATTCCCGACTCTTCGTCATTTTGTTCGCCTTGTTTCCAAGCCCAAACATGTCTTTGCATGGCATCAAAGTACCGGCGTTTTGAGTCCGGTACTTTTTGCCAATTGTCTCGTTCGTATTTTTGAGCACCAAAGGTTAAGACCTTAACGGTCTCTTCTAGTGCAAGTGGCGGAAGTAAACCGTATTCCAATTTACCTCCATCAAATTTACGACCTTTTACATCCATCACATTTCGCCAACATAATTAGCAACTGCCGGCATATCTCCTTGGAAATGATATGTTCCAATATGTGCTGTCCGCATCCAAGGGCACAAGAAAATCTGACCGCCAATTTTTCTCCACCATTGACAGAACATGTAATCTTCCGACAAATATCGTCGAGAATCTTTGTCGATTACTGTATCAAAATATGCATGGATGTATCGAGTGCCATCAAAGTTTGCTTGACCAACGTGATCAGGTTTGTAACGCAATTCTGGATAAGCCTTTTCAAACTTAGGAAACACTTCTCGCTTAACCATCATAAAACCGGTACCAATCTCTAACACCTCAAGTGGTTCAGTGACTGTGAATTGTGAAGTGCCTTTAACTGGGTTAAATACGAAATCTCCGGCAACTTTTTCCAACAATTGTGGATCAATATCTGGATTCTTCTCAATTGCACGTTTGACTGATTTCCATTTAATGGCCTTCTTAGGATATGGACCACCAATAACGTCCTTGTCCAGAGCTAACATCGCGATCACATCTTGTGGATTGAAGTTAACATCCGAATCAATGAACAATAGGTGTGTACAATCTGACCGATTTAAAAATTCATCAACGAGATAATTTCTGGCCCGTGTAATCAAGGACTCATTAAACAAGAATGAAAATTTAGCAGGTACGCCATATTGCATACACAGACTTTGTAAGTCCAAACAAGCTTTCATGTATAGCCCGTGATTTTGCCCACCATACATTGGTGTTGCAATGAATAAACTGTGCTTTTGCAGTTCTTCTGTTTTAATTGAAATTTCCATTTAAACTCCGGTGAATGATAAAAACCACTCCGCCGGAGTGGTTTGCAATTTACATTTAGGCAGTGAAGGAATACCCAGCACTCAAAGCAGCCTTAACGAGGGCTTTGGTGGGTGTACCTAGACGGTAAAAGGTAATCGTGCGGCCGTCCATATGCTGGCGCGTGTTGGTGTAGATGCAATGACCTTCTTGGCGAAGTTCATGGATCCTCGCAGGAACATTCTTGATGCCAAAGCGGCGCTGGGCTTGCTTAATGGTGAAGGTGTTATATCCAACAGTCTTCTCCAAAGTATTCAACATCTTTTGTTTTGCGTTTAACTTGCTCATAATAAAACTCCTAATAATTAAAAAAAGACTCACATTTGTTTGTGAGTCGCATCATTATACACCTATGTAGGTGAAATGTCAAGTGTTTTTTATTTACACTCAACTTTTTTTACCTTCCAACTTGTGGCAGGTATTTTGCTTTGGTTTCTTCCCAAGACAAATAAATTAGATCGTCATAGAATAGGTTTTCATAGGAAACTGTTTTCTTTTTCTTCAACATAGAAATACGACCTTTGGCATACTTAGTTTTCCAAATGTGTGCTAATGACTCTTCGCTGGTATCAAAAGATTTGATGAGTTGTTCGTCACCTATCTCTTTTCTGAGATATTCATTTGTGTTATTATACAATGGCGAAAAATAAATTCCACGTTGGTGTTCTGTCCGAATCAGTTCTTTAGGAATGCCCAATTTAGAATATGCAAAATTCAAAGAACGATTTTTGTGATCCCGCTTCAAAGGAAGACCTTGAAGATTCTTTGCTTCCCACCATTCAAAATATTTACGCGGATAGTTCTCTTTAATCCATTCATACACCATTTTTGATGTGGATCGTTTAGGTTCAAACGCGACCGACCCTGAAGAGAATCCCATTTTGTTCCAATGTTCAAGCCCATCATATTGGGATAAGCCATTCGCTTTGGCTTTTCCGTACAGTGATGTGGTTGTCACACCAACCAGCGTGTCCTTATATCGAGTTTTCCAATCATTTTGTACTGTATCGGATAAACACAATAGTGCTAACAATTTACCGCCCATGTAATTATAACCGAGCGGCTGCAAAGGAACAATAGTCGAACCAATTGCGGTGTGGTTAATCATGCCCTGTTGCGTCTTGACATCCCTTGACCAACCAATTGCAGAATCTCTTGGTGTGAGATCCAAAAAGTCTGAAGAGATACACATAACTCCTAGGTATTTACCAGTCACACGATCCTTAGCCGCATAGAAGAGATTGCGGCCAATGTTGGAGTTGTTCTTCATTGTAGAAGAAAAAGTCCTGACTGCGTTCCATGTCTCTGCAAGTTCGCCGTTGTGTAATTCCAACATAGGCTCAAGTTTCTCATAGTCATCTGGACCTTCTGGCATCCAGAAATTCTTTTTGACTTCTTCAATGATTTTATTTTGAGACTGATTGACCATACGCAACTCATCACCCCACAATGTGGAGATAGATTCAGTTGGATATCGTTCCTTGACTTCACACCATTTTTGATAGAGTGTATACTCTTTTACATCCATTTGGGATGCGTAAGATAGGTCTTCGATTAAATTCTTCTTGACTGTATCCACTTCAATGTGGGGAATAACAGTATTATTTTTCTGCCATTCAATCCACTGTTTATCTACATGTTCAATAGGCGTTTTTGACATTATTACCAATTCTTTCTGCAATTATTTTAGACGCCTGGGATTTAGCAATTCGATCCATAAGTTTCTTACTCTTGGTAAGACCAGACTTCAGTGCCAGTGGCTTCACTCTGTCAGTATACACTATTCCATTCATGTGGTCAAGCTCATGCAGAAAACAACGCGCAGAAATACCATTAAATGTTGCAAAGTGTTGTTTTCCTGTGAAATCTTGATACTCCACATCGATTTCTTTAGCTCTGGTAATACGCAAGCCCAATAACGGAAAAGAAAGGCAACCTTCTATCAAGTGCGCTTCACCCCTGGATGCAATCACTTTAGGATTGAAAAATGCCACATACTCATCACCTGAACCCATGACAAAAACTCTATGGCCATACCCACATTGATTTGCAGAAAGCCCAATTCCCTGGTGTTTTTTGCAAGTTTCAACCAATGTGGATGCAAAAGCATTGGCATCTATTGAAGGTTTTTCAAAATTAAACTCAGGTATGGCTTGTCGTAATACCAAAGAATCTTCATTGATTAACGTGAAAGTTGGTATAATAGGTTTATCCAGTTTTCTGGAGTCAATTGCATCTTTTGTATTGAATGTAATAATTTCGCTCATATTTCTACCTGTGAAAAGTTGTTCTTCTTTTGAAATTTGATGATGCTCCTGAACTTGTCAAAAAGCTGGTCACCTTTGTGTGAAATAACAAATATGTTGGTGTCTTGCCCCATCTCTTGTATCAATTTCAAGAATTCATCTGTTCCTACTGAATCCAAACTTGAATCAAACACTTCGTCCAATATCAACAAATTTGTGTTTGTCGAATTCTTTAATTTAGCAATTTGTCTCCAAGTAAACAACAAAGCCAAATCTATTCGCATCTTCTCTCCTTCAGAGAAATTTGAATAACTGAATTCATCTCTGTGTCTTGATTTTATGGTTTCTTCGAAATTTTCATTCAGGTTGAAATTAACGAAAAAGTCCATTGCTTTCAAATACTTATTAACGAACTTGTTGATGATGGGGAGATATTGTTTGATAATTTTAGTTTTAATCCCATTATCTTTCAACAGAGATGCCGCATATTCGTGATAGTGTTTTTCTACCGAAAGTTCTTCTTGTGTGTTAATCAATGCAGCCAATTCATTCTTTAGTTTTTTCAGTTTCTCATTGTCTTCTGTCAATGAACCCTTATGGATAGACAACTGTTTGATTTCTTTACGCAACTTTACATTATAATGGTTTATTGCAGTTATAGTAGAATTATGACTAACAATCTCATTGTTATGTTCTGTAATATGGTGGTTTATCTTAGTTATTTCTGAAGTTCTTTCTTGTAATTTTTGTATCTCAATTGTAATTGCACCTAGGCCTTTAATGATTTCCGTTTTCTTTGTATTGCGTTCATCCAATTGAGAATTTCTAAAAGTTTGTTCTATATGTTGTTTGCAAGTGGGGCAGTTATCACTGTGTTCATAAAAATCAATATCTTTATCCACTTTTTTGATGTTGGCCTCTAACTTAGCTTCAAGCTGAACATATTTTTTACTTTTATTTTCAACTCCAGTTTTGTCTATAATAGTTTTATTCAATGACGCAATGTGCTTTTGGATTAATGCAATATCTTTTTCTAGTTGTGTAATTTGGAGTTCACTCGTCGTAATCTCTGCTTCTTTTTTAGATACTTCATCATCATTGTGTTTCTTGTGGTCTTCAATATTTTGATTCTGGAATTGTATCTTTTCAGAAGTTAACTCCATAGCATACTTATTTTTTGTATTGTTATCCTTGATTGCGGCCATCCGGTCTTTGATTAACCCGTTCATGGATGTAAATATCTGAATGTCTAGTAGTTCTTCAATAATCGTCCTACGATCCGCAGGAGACAATTGCATGAAAGGGACAAATGCGGCCGAACCAAGAATAACAATCTGCGTGAAAGATTTAAAATTAAATTTAAGTATAGTCTTTTCTAAGAAATCTTGGTAATCTTTAGACTTTGCATCCTGGTTTAACATTACTCCGTTGTAATGTATCTCAAACAAATTGGGTTTAATTCCGCGAACAATGCGATATTTATTTTTACCTATAGTGAACTCAACTTCAACCACGGTATCTGTATTGTTGATTGAGTTGACTAGGTTGGGTTTGTTGATCTTGCGGAAAGGCTTACCAAACAAACCAAAACACAAAGCGTCCAAGATGGTACTTTTACCTGCACCATTGCTGCCGACAATGAGGGTATTAGTTGACTTATCGAGCCGAATTTCCGTGAAAGCATTCCCGGTCGATAATAGGTTTTTCCATCGGACAACTTGAAATTTTATCATGCCTGTTCTAAATTTAGTGCCTCAACGTATAGTTCTCTCATCATGCTCTTGAGTTTGTCGTTGTTGATGCTATCGTTGTTCAGTGTGTCCACAAATTTGTTGATAATTGTGATTGTGTCTTCCGCTTCGTCTATTGTATCACTTTCATCGGCGTCTGTCAAGTCTATAGCATCTTCGACAATGGTAATGTCCACAGGATTAACCAAATACAGTTTATTCATAAATTGATCAAACAGATACGGATTGGTTTTGTTCACTACTACAACTTTAACATATTTCCCGGTATGTTTATTCAAATCTTTATTGATTACTTCCGAAATCGTTTCCAGTTTATCATCGTATATAATCCTTTGGAACATAATGTTCGGATTGACGACAAATTCAAGTTCTCTATTTGAAAGATCCAAGAAATGAAACCCCCTAGCATCGTTATAATCTTGCCAAGTAAGTTCATAAGGATTGCCAAGATAGTGAATGTTAGAGCTACTAGACTTATGATGATAATGCCCAGAGCAAACCAAATCATACCTCCTGAAATTATTCCCATTTAATCCCTCCGCAGCGGGCATACCCCGGTGCATTGCAAATCCAGCAATCTCAAAATGGCCCATACACAACTTTGCTTTTGAATTTTTGATTTCGTCCATACATGCATCATAGTTCTCTGGGCAAATCCAAGGAATCATCAAAACATCATCAGATTCATTTTGATAGTTCAAATGTATAGTCTGTGGAGAATCAATCACATTAATGTTGTCGTATTCTCGCAACAACAAGTCTACAGAATTAACTTCATTGGTATTTTTAAAATACGTATCGTGGTTGCCCGCTAACATATGCACTTCTATGTTACGTTTGACTAGTTCATCAAAGAACATTTCTTTTGCTCTTTTGAGTGAGTAGAAATTTACATATTTACGGCGATCAAAGGTGTCACCCAGAATTAATACAATTTTTATACCAAATTCATCTATTTTAGGAAAGAAAGTTTCTTTGTAGAACTTCTCGTAATAATCCAAGAAATGTGTTGAATCATTCCTTGCTCCAAAATGTTGGTCCGTAATAATTGCAACTTTCATTCATTTTCCATATTAAATAAATTAGGAGCATTTTCATACTCATTCGCCACCCTATCATACAAACGCATGACTCGTTTTCTATAATCAAATCCCAACATACTTGATTTAGATCCTTCAGCATACGGAGGCACACGGCCTACACTGGTATATTGTTCTGAGGTTAAGTCGATTATTACATTATCCCAGTCGATTACCCACCAATGCCAAATGCCTTCGTCGTCTAAACCCCGATACATATGCAATGCTTTTACACCAAAAATCTTATACAAACAACCTGCTGCATTGTGACAATGACCAAACATTGGATTATTCATGTTTCTTACTACCCATTTCCTAGGTAGTAAATCATAAGTAAGATTCTTTCGTATTAACTCGGAAATCTTGTCAAGGTTCGATTCATTGTAATCCAAGAGCCTCATTTCTGCTCTTTGACTTTTTCAATATTCAAAACTCGTTGTCTGAGTTCTGTTGTGCTGAAACTATGTTGTCTAGAGTTGAAGTAGGCACTTATTGGTAAATTGAATCCCGTGAACTGCTTATCCCGGTATTCTTCTCCAATGATCCTAACATCAATCTTGTAAGATGTCAAGATGTCCATCAACTCTTTTTCAGTTGCATACGGAATGATCATATCCACATACTTGCAAGCATCCAACTGAATAAACCTCTCCAACACAGTCTGCACTGGCTTATTTTTCTCAGGCCTGTCAATCGTAGGATCAGTTTGGAGACCAACAACTAAAAACTCACACTGTTGTTTAGCTTCTTTGAGCATCATTACATGGCCTGCATGGAACAGATCAAAACATGAACAAGTAAATCCCACCTTCATATTATTCCTCCAAGAAATTTTCAATGCCTTTTGGCTTTTTGACAACCTTTTTTTCGTCTTTTTTCTTTTGTTGACCAATTTCATAGTTCTCAATAAACTCAGCAATGTTGTCGTATAGTTCAAACTGTCTTGTTGCACCGCCCTCAGTAGATTCCATCGTGTCAAATTCGTCTAAGATGCCCATCTGTTCAGTGGCCTTATACTTGACATACAATTGTTTCTTTTCCTTCTGTATGCGCCTAAGGAATGCAAAGTAGATAATTTGTGTAAAGTATGCAAATGGATTAGAAGACTTCAACGGATCAAAATTCTCAAAATACATCAGACAATTTTCAATGCCATCGGAAATCATTTCGTCTCTGTAGGTATAACTAATGAAGTTAGGTTTATGTGATAGCCCTTCAGCAATTTTCATCCAGCATTCACCAATGTAGTTGGGTATGACTTCGTTAGGATTGTTCAACTTCCGTTCTTTGTACTCAATGAGTGACTGTAAGAATGCGGCATTGTTGATGTAGTGCTTCTTTGGTTTGGTTGTTATCATAGTGTGTTCTCAAGTATACCACAAATAAGTGTTGACAAGGGGCTTGACAAGTGTTATAGTCCCGGTGTTGATGCTTCATGTTAATGTTTTATATGTTCTTTTGGATCCAGGTCATCTAGTGATTGCATTAGGAACTCCATCATTTCAGGATTAGAACCAACATCATCTCCATTCGATGCATTACTTGCTTTAAGTTTATCCACAGAGTTACCATAGTATTCCATAAACTCTTCCGTTGGATTTACCATAAACAGGATATCCTTAAAGTGTAGGACCATTTCATTTTGTTGCATGACTTGAACCGGCAAAAAGTGCCCCATTGAAATGTGTGTTGATTGGTTTCTATGACCAATGTCAAAGATCATTGGGCTGGATAATAGATAGAGACCTTCGTCTATTTCCTCAATTACGGAGATGATATCTTCACCAGATATTAATCTTATAATTTTTACATTGTTCATTTCTTCAATCCTATTTTATATGTTTTGAATACGAACTTTTCTTCAGTATATATCTTCATTCTTTCAACAAAATGTTTTAGCGTGAAGTTCATGTGTTTTTTCCATCTAAGATCATCAGCAATATCATAGAGTGTTGCTTTAATTTTACCTTCTGATTGTCTGAGCCCTCGGCCAATAGACTGTAGGCTCCGCACCCGACTTTTGCTTGGTGATGCAAAGATGATATTGTGTAAGTTACGGATATTAATACCTGTACTGAAAGTACCAAAAGAGGCAACAACAATAGCATCTTTTTCTGTTTCCATTATCTTTCTAATGTTTTCTCTGTCCTCGGTGTCCGTACCGCCGTGAACAAAAAATACTTTTCGGTCACCAATCTTCTCAGTATCCTTGATCATATGATAAAGGATTTGGCCATGCTTGGCAACCATTTGATATAGTATAAGTGTATTAGTATTCAAACTAACTGCAAGATTTTTAATAAATTTGTTGCGTTGTTCATTTGCAATTAGATATTGGATTTCTTCTTGATAGTCTAACCCCTTCATTTCTTCACAAACTTCATCTGGATGTTTCAATACTAGACATTTTATTTCGAAATCAGATAATTCTTTCTTGTCTATTAGCTCCTTTGTCGTTATAACACGCTTGGTTGAGCCAAAAAGTCCTTCTAGTACTAACTTGTGTGTCTTACTGCCATCTAGCGTTCCAGTGAGTCCTATGCGATATTTCGTATTAACACATGCAGTCAATATTGATGTTAACGATTGTGCTTTGAATAAATGCGCTTCATCACCAATAACATAGTCAAATTGAGCAAAAAAAGAAGCCGGCATTTGATACAAAGATTGCCAGGTGGAAATAGTCAAAGGCATGTCTACAGTCTTATCTTTGCCTTGATATATTCTGTGGACATTTTCTGAAACAGCAAAGTTGTTTGCACTTGAATAATCTTCAAAGTCGGAATACAATTGTTCAACCAAGGATGTAGTTGGAACAATAATCAAGCCTTTTAGTTTTTGGTATGTTAACAGTTGTCTGAACAACGTGTATATAATTAACGATTTACCTGATGCTGTGGGTGAAAGCAACAATGCTCTACGTCTTTGCATTGCATGACAAAGTGCAGCGACCTGGTGCTCTCTAGGCTGTATTGGTTCGCCTCTGGCGTGTAGGTTCAACGTGTCGATAAATTTCTTTGCATGATATACAGAGAATTCATCTTCTATACCTAAATCGCCTTCAAAACCATAGGTGTAGCTTCTCTCTTCACAAAAACTTTGTAGATGTTCTAACAACCCAGTGTATAGTTGATTAGAACGCATATCAAAAAGACGGATTTTACCATCCCAAATTCTATTTCTAAACGCTGGAACAAATTGGTGGCCTGGTACAAAGAATGTAAAGAATTCCGAAAGTTCTTGAGCAATGTGTTTTTCACATTTTATGCGTATGAAAACCTCATTGACTTTTGAGATGAATAGATCGTCATTAGTTTCCACCGATGAACCTTTCCCATGTGATGTAATCGCGTAATTGCCAGGTTCTTTGTTTCAATTCACCCATAATGGATTCAATGACCGATACGGTTTCTTCGTGATATATTTTCTTTTCGAGCAATTTTATAAGATCATTGTCCGATTCTAGGTATGTGGAGATGTCAGATTTAAGTGTGTATCTAAATTGATCCCAGCCGTATTTGTCCAATTCTTCTTGGTCCATTTTGCCTGAGTAATATTCCCATTTTGTTTTACGCATCCGAAGATAATCAAAATTACATCGTTTGGATGCCATTTTGTGTTTCGTGAGTATGGTGAGATATTTGTTGTGTAACTTAGGTATCTTTAAGAGTTCTTTGCCGGGTTCGGTCTGATCTATATCAGCATCAGAGTTCCAAAGCTCCAGTATTTCATTGAGTGTTTCCATATACATCCATAATAAATTAACAATAAAAATGCACAATAACAAACGTTATGTTATTGTGTTAAGCTGAGGTTATATCAAAATATTCGTATCTAAAAGTTGCAGTTGCAGTTATGATGGTGTCAGCCGACAAAGTAGTATCAAAGTTTATATCCGATAAGGATACTGGAAACATTCTGTGGAAATTAATTCTAGCAATTGGATTATTCAATGCAGACAATACAGTCAAATTTGCATCAGAATAATTATTTGGTTTTGATAGATATACATTCTGCACTGCATTATATTCAGCACGATCAGCTAAACTTTTTGGAGATGCAATTGCTAAAAACCATTTATATAGTTCATTCCAAGATTGTATGCTTTCGTCCACCATAAATCTAATACTAAATTCACTGTATGACAATTTGGTTCCTGCTACTGGCACATCCTGTAACGGTGTGTTTAATGTGGCTGAGCCAACACTGACGCCAGGAAGATTTGCTTCTTGGCAAAAATATTGAACTGTAGGAATCCTGACAAACGAAAGTATAAACTTTGACGGTTGTAGAAAGTTTGTATTTTTTGGGGTTCTGTTTAGTGCTGTCATATGAGTATTTATGTCATTAAAAAACCGCCCGAAGGCGGTTCTATCATCCTACTTTTACCGTAAATGATGTTGGTACATCAATTTTTACCGGTTGGTTGAATAATTTTTTAAAAAAAGTCATAACAAAATTTTTCATTTCATTTAACCTCAATTGACAAATATGCTGGAACATCAATTGCTACTGTTTCTGGAACTGCCATAACTGCAGCTACGATGCTCTCATACACTTCGGCCGTCGGTGCTTCTCCTGTTGCGGCTGTCACTACATCCGTAATTGCTTGAATTGCTTCAGCCACTGCATCCTCATCTGTGACTGCAGGTGTTGCTGCAACCGCCGCCAAGATAGCTTCTGTAACTGCTTCAGGGTCGTTAACAACTTCTGCTGCTGCTGCTACAACGGCAGACACTGCTGCAGTAACTGCGGCCGCTGCAGCCGGCTCTTCAATTGCCACTGCTTCAGCTTGTGCAGTAACTACATTAGTTACAACCGATGCAGCCTCTTCATTGTCCGCTGATGGTGATGCTGCAACAACTTCTTGTACTGCTTGTGCAGTTTCTTCTGCTGTTGCACCGGCTAATGCGACTACGGCTGCAACTGCGGCCACAGTTTCTGCTGGTACATCAACTGTAACCCAACCTGTAATTTCTTCACCTAATGCATTTCCTGCCAAATCGATTGTTTGTGCAAATACAGCAAATTGTCCTGGTCCAACATTTTCAAATATTGCAACATATGGAGCTGCCGTTAAAATTTGTTCACCCGCACCGATTAAAGCAACTTTGATTCCTGCGGTTTCAGTACCGGCTGAAAATTCTTGTTGTTGTGATACCACTGTGATGATTACTGTAGACATAATATTCTCCTGTTTAATTAATTAATTGCCTAGCTCCTAGGCCTGTATATTTAGAAATAAAAAAAAGGGAACCGAAGTTCCCTTTTATACAACGTCACTCTTTTCGGTGACTTTATTTTGCTTACAATTACATCAAGTTCTTGACTGCGAACAGGCGATAGTAAACGTTAGACTGTGAGTTCAATTTACCTGCACCCATTGTCAGACCTTCAGCAAACGGATTTGCTACCATGCCGTAACGAGTCTTGAAACCAATCTTAGGTTGGAATGTGAACTGGTCAACTGCACGAACCATTTGCAACGGCACGTAAGGGCAATAGAACAGACCAGCATCATAAGGTGAAGAACCCTTATAACCAATTGTAACCAACTCTTGGTTAGCTGTATAACCGCCATAATATGGATCGATGTACACTTTGATACGACCGTGTAACATACCAGCAAAAGTGTTGCCAGTATCATCAACTTGCAGGTCAGCTTGCAGTGAAGGTGTATAAGAAAGCACACCTGCCATGGCCATTGCTGATGCAACGTCTGAAGAAACGATCATGACGTTACCCTTACCGCGACGGGTTAACTTCGCAATTACGTTAGCATCACGTTCGATTTGGAAGATCAGACCTTTGAAACGCTCAACTGACCAACGACCATTTGAGTCGGTGTCTAAGTCGAAATAACCTGCAGTCGTTGTTCCGTATTGAGCACCGATTTTAGCAGTGTTGTATACAGTACGAATAACTTCGCGGTTAATTTCAGCAAGAATTTCTGTAGACAGAATATTTGACAATTCTGTTTCAGCATCAAGCCCGTGAATTGCTTTCAAGTCTTGAGCCAGTTCAAGTGAATACTCAGCCTTCAATGCACGGCTTTGAGCAGTAACTGTAACCTTTTCAATGCTGAAGGCCATTTGCTGGAATGCAGGTCCTGATTCTGAACCTAACAGTTCAGCAACGGACGTAGGCATTGCAATACCTGTCGTGGTATTTGATGAACCTGAAGCATTAACTTGAGTGTTGCTTGCAACGTCAGAAATGTTCGTACCAGTGAAACCGTACGGATTTGCAAGGGAATTAGCTCCAGAGAAAATCGTATTAGCTTCATTGAAGAATGCTTCTGCACCGCCGCCAACACCTTGACCAGTGCCTTGAGTGTTATAACGTGCGCGCATCGCAAAGATCAGACCTGTAGGTCCAGTCATCGGCTGAACGCCAGCAATATCATAAGCAATCAGGTTAGGCAACGAACGGCGAACCAAACTGATTAAGATTGGATCGAAATTAGATACACCGCCAGCAACGTTTGATGGTCCTGTGTCTGTTAGCGTTTCCATCAGTGCGTGACGATCTTGACGCATTGCTTGTTGTTGGTTTTCCAACACAAGAGCCGTAACAGCACGCTTGTATGGATCTTTAATGGCTTCTAATTCTGGATGCTCCAGAACTGGTGCCCATTTCTTTTGTAGTTCTTCGGTCATGTACATAGGGATAACTCCTTGTTGTGAATCTGTATGTGGTATATATTATTTTACTAATGTCTTAGAAATAAGACTAGCATATTGCTCCATCAAAGGATCTGAAGATTTTGTAACCTTCTTTTCTTCTTCGATTAAAACTTCATCCAAAGCAGACTGTTCCGCAACTTTAACACCAACCTTGAAATAAGATTCAATTAAGGTTGATAGTTTGTTTGAGAATTCTTCTTCAGTAGTAAATTCAACACTTTCTGCAAGTGATTTTAATTTCTCTACTTGGGTCTGCGGCAGGCCTTCACACGCTGTGTAGATTGCCTCAATTTTCTTTTGTTCATTAATTTCTTTTGACAACTCGATGCCACGGCTGATTTCTTCATTCAGTGCTGCTTCTAGTTCAGCAACTTTTTCAGCCATTTCTTCGACTACATTAACTTTGTCTTCTGGAATATCAATCCAGTGTTCAACGAATAGATTGCGTAATCCGCCAATGAAATCTTCTGCAATTTCAGCACGTAGACCTGTTTCTACTGCTAATGCATTTTCTTTCATCCACTCTTCAACCATGTAGTTTAGATAGTCATCGACTTTAGATGCCAAATCTTCTTTAATCTGTTCTACTGCAACTTCAAACTGTTCAATCAATTCTCTTTCAACTTGTTCAGAGATGATTTCGATGCGTGACATAACTGCAGCTTCAAAGATCGTTGTAGCTTTTGATGCAAATTCTTCAGATAGCCCTTCACCTTCCAAAAGTGCGCGAACATCTTCTGACATATCTAGACCTTCAGCATATGATTGGAAAGTTGCACCAGGATTCTTTTGCATTGTTTGTGTAGGTGCTTTACCCATGATACGATCACGAATAGCACTGTACTGGTCTTCAGTAGATTGTGCAGGATGCATAACGTCTTTGCGACCCATGGTTTGCTGTGGCTGGTTTTGTGGCGTAGCTGCACCAACCCCAGCTTTTTCTGCACCAACTGGTGGTGTAGCGCCCGGAGGTGTAGCTTGCGGCGTACCTTTTAGGTAATCTGGCAATTCATCGTCCATTGAATTTGGCGAATGACCAACAAGACCAGCATCTTTTTCACCATAGGCTACTTGTGCTTGTGTTCTATTAGAGCCGACTTCACCACTTGGATGTTGGTCGGAACCTCTTGCACCACGTTTTGCTGCAACATTTGCATCTAAGGTTTCTTTAGAACCTTCTAAAATTGCATTAGCGGCTTCTGAAAGTTTGAATCTTTTCATTTTAAAAAATCTCCTTGATTTTATATTGAATATTTATACGTTATAGTTTTTTCATGAAGTTTTCAAATATGCGAAGACTTACTGTTTCGATTTGCGCTGTAGTTGCAGATTTGATTTCTTTAACTGCTGCTGCGTGGTCTATTTCTGTCCAGACATTATTAATCAACATCCATTCTTTACCTTCCATAATACCGCGAACAAAAGCTCCTGGCGCGGAAGGGTCTGCTACAATATCTGCCGCTGTGGCTAGATAAAAATCGGGCTGAACAATATTAACTCCGTTAACGTTCTTCAATGAGCCCATGCCTCTTGATGAAACTCCCAATTGTGCGCCGCCTTCAATTAGTTGTCGAGCTATGCATCCCATTGGAGTTTCTAAAATCTTTGCTTTACCAATCCATTGATTGCCTTCTTCACGCAACCCAACAATCATGTGTGATACGCGATCCAAATTAATGGTTGGTGATTCTGGATGACCAAGTTCACCAAATGCTCGGTTTTTATTGATGTATTCTTCAGTGTATCGATGAACTTCTTTTTTCATCGTATTGTATTCATATAAACGACCATTCTTATTTTTCTTTTCTGAAACTAAGAATGGTCCTTCAATATAAAGTTCTTTTTTACCGTCACTACCTTCTGTGATGTAATTGACGGTTTCATTGATTTCTTTAATTAGTATCATGTTATCCGTTCCCGATGCCTGGAGTGACACCATAAGGTCTATAATTGAAAGCTGCGGGTTCTTGGAACTGGCCGCGTGAATAATACTCATTGTGTTTTCGTAATTCAAAAATCATCGTATAAGAACAGTTAGCAGTCATGCCGCGGGTTTGGACGCCTATATCACCTAGACAACCTGACATACCTTTAGCATTGTTTGGAATTGTAACCCAGTTACCTGCTGCATCATATTCGCCGTTGCCATTTAGCATAAACATAGCTTGGGCAGTATCTGCATGCCAGAATATACTAACATCACCTGTGCTATCGCAATCATACCACAGTCGATATAAACTTAAACCGTAATATGGTAATGCTGTGTTGGCTGCATAACCTGCAACGTTCATAACTGGATAACCATTTGTGGCTAAAGCTCCACTAAGCGAATTAGCCTTAATTCTAAAGTGATCGTCTTCTTGGCCAGTACCGTCAAATCGTGCAGTTAATTTAATAATTGCATGTTGTGTATCATCTTTTAATACTTGATATGTGTAACTATTAGCCATATTTTGATCCTATAATATTATTAGGTTGTAATGCTTTTGATAATTCAGTTATCCTGCGCTGGTGTAAGTCAAGATTACTTATTTATTAATTTTTTGCAATCGTAATATCAATCAACCTCAACTTCGCTTTGAGTTCCTTCATTTGACATTAAACCTTGTGCAATTTCTTGTTTTTTGGCTTCGATGTGAGCAACAACGCGATCTTGAATTGAAGCATATAATGCATTACGGAATTCAACGCCGTTGTCATCCATTGCATAGTCGATTAATTTTGTTGAGTCCATGTGAGTTTCCTTAGCTGTTTATTGCTCGTTTTACGGCATTTAAAATTGGTGTATATTGTTCGTTCTTTGGATTCTTCTCTTTACTTTGATCTAATCGAATATCCAATTTATTTTGATGTGCGCCTTTTTCCATATCAATTTGCGAAAGCATTTGTTGTTGAGCTACATTAGTGGTAATTTCAACCGGCAAACCTAGCCCCGCTTCTTTCTCTTCTTCCATTTCACTTTGCATGATCTTAATTTCATCGTCATTCAATCTCAACACATTGCGTTGAATCCATGCTTGTGAGAAATATCGACCCGTATAAGGATCAACTTCTTGTAACAAGCTCAAACGATCTTTCATCAACTCAGCTTCTTTGAGTTCAGAGAAATTATTATCTTTGATGAAATTGTAATGAATGTGTTCTTGGAATTCTTTCCATTCTTCGTCAGTGCAAATACCTTTTAATACACACTGTACTCTTAAACATTGGTCAAACAAATCTGAAAACTTTGAACGCAAGCGACCAACAAATTTAGCAAACTTTAGTTCATCTCTGGTGATTTCACCAACACGACCTAAAGAGAACCCAGAACTCTGTGGATCTAACCTGGACACTGGAACGTTCAATGACTTATATAGCTTACGTTCAAAGTATTTAACGTCTTCCAGTTCACCCAGGTTCTGCCCACCTGGTAGTGTAGTAATCTCTGTGCCTTTGCCGCCTTCTCTACGTGGTAACCAGAAGTCTTCCATCATGGACAAGAATTTGCGGTCATCTCTAATTTCACCAGTATTGGCATCATACACAAGTTTGTTCTTGTATTTTACCATAATATCACGGAGATATTGCTCCGCTTTTAATTTGGGAAGATTACCAACGTCGATGTAGAATATACGGCGTTCCGGCGCGCGTGAGATGCGGTAAATAACTGTAGCATCTTCAATCATGCGTAATTGATTCAATGGCTTGATAGCTTTATGTAGATATGACAGGACCACAGCCCTGCGCGAATCCATAAGGCCTGAAACAACTGAAACGATTGAATCTGTAGTAATGCGTGTGCCTACTGGTCCATAGTTCGAGGACGATCCTGTCGTAACTTTGTCATTGAAAATGTAGTATTCATTCACAACATTCATTATTTCGACGCCGGTCCGTTCATCTTTTTGCTTCTTGACTTCACGGACTTTACGCAATTTTCTAGGATCAATGTAACGTAGTTCCCGAATTCCCATTATTGGATTTTCTCTATCGATGATGATATGAAAGAAAATCTTGCCGTCAATGTAATATCTACGGAAAATGTCTTGTGCCATGTCTGTATAATTCAACAAACGCAACACTGTATGAAATTCTTCTTTGATAGCTTTTTTAATCTTGTCTGGTTGTTTTAGATCGTCCAGAACGATTTGAATAATTTTACCGTCGTCATCTTGACAAATCGCTTCATTTACAACATCATCAATTGCTGATTCAATTTCCGGTTGCATGGCCATTTCCCGATATCGGGAAATAAGTTCCACTTCATTCTTTGCAGTTCCATCTAAATCAACATAGGTTCCGTAATAGGCAGCAGAAGTAATCGTTAACGCACCATCATCATTCGACGGCGGCGTAAACGATTGTTGTTTAGCTTGGGATTCTTCTTCCTCTTGGCGAGAAATGGTGAACCCAAAAAGTGAAAATTTATTTGCCATGTGTTTTTGAGATCCAATTCAAATAGTGCATTTTGAAAAAGGGTCGAAACGACCCTTCTCTGTATAAAGTATTATATATTAAGTTGTTAACCCTGTAAGTGTTCCATTTGTACCGGTTGTCCAGTATTGGTAAGCGAATGTAACAGAAAACTCTTCAATTGAATCATTCGAAGCCCAATCCAAATCAATAGGGCTTAAATCGACCGGGAACAGCCCAACAAAGTTATATCCTTTGATTGCATTCATGCCTGCATTGGCTGAAGTTGGTCCAGATTTACTGTATTGGTAAACTTGTGCGTCTGTTGTATAACTTTGTAATGTAGGTGAAATTGAAACCCCTGAAGCTGTACGGACGTTACTTTCATTACTGTTGATTGAATTCATCCAAGCTTCGATTGAATTTCTAATCATGAAGTTTTCATCATTGATAACTGTAATTGTCCAGTCTGCAAATGTTCTATTACCTGCAAATTTCATTTCACGACCAAAGTAATATACCGGCACAGTACCAATTGATGACCCAGGCAGCTGGGCTGCCTTTGCCATGAAAGATAATTGGTTATTTGTTGTGCCCGGAAGAGTCATAACAACCTGAAACAGATTAGGGCGGGCTCCGTCTCCAGTCAGTCTTTGTGTGAAATCGCTAATTTGGAATGCCATTTTTATCTCCTATTTGTTTTTATTTATTACGCTGTGGTATTAGTAATTGTTGAAAAACTAACACCTGTGCCAACTGCAATAAAATTCAACTGGATAAAGTTGATTGACCTAGCGGGTTGGATATAAATGTCACCAACAAATGTATTGCTATCAATGATCTGCGGAGTATTATTTGTAGAATCACAAACAACTTGGAATGCAGTAATACCGCGTTGAGCTTGAACACTACGTAAGAATGGCGTAACTAGCGATACAAACTGAGCTTGTGTGAAAGCATCATTGAATTCAAACAACGAATACTGTGCAGCTTTAGCGATTGCCTGTTCTAATGTAATGAACAATCTACGAACGTTGATTCTATCGAATGCTGATGGTTGCGTTTGCATTGTCTTGTCACCGAACAATACAGTTCCTTGCCCCGGGAAGGATGAAACTGGATTAATACCTACTTGATACAATGCATCTCTACCCGCTTGGTTAGGATTCCATGCCAGTTTAATTACGTTCTTGATTACGCCCCTATTGTAACCTGCTGGTGACCACCATGGATTATTTACTGAGTCTGTATATACACACAGGCCTGCAATGTCACCATTCAACGGCACCCAACGATATGTGTTGTTGTATCTATCAAACATATACTTCCAACCAGAATCAGCAAAACCGTAACTACCTTTAGGTCCGCCAGTTACTGAACTTAACCCTGCCATCCATGAAAGCACATCTTGTTGGATATTAGCATTATTAACAACAGATACAAGTGGTGGAGAAACAAATGCAACACAATCTTTACGAGTTGAAGCCATATTAATAGCGGCCAGTTGTACAGTGTTACTGGTAGCTGGACCTGTCATCAATAAAGAAACCGTGGTTTGTGCAGGATCCGCAAAATAATTCATTGCGGTAATAATGTTAGCATCTGTTATCGTAACATCTGTGCCGCCAGCTAATGTGGATGTATAAGACCCGACCAATGTTGCAAAATTAGTGTTCGCAGCTGGTCTACCCCATGTTGCTGAAGTAGCACTGTAGTTTACAGGATCCATTGCAAAAATGTAATTAGACTTAGTAAAAATTGCATTCTTGTAATAATTAGACAAGCCTGAAGAATCTACACTATCTATAGCTTTAGATAGATATGGATATACTTCTAGAACAGTACCCTTAGTGCCGCTGAATAACCCACCAGTATCTACAACTGCAATGTGGATTTGGTCATTTGCTGCACCTTGTTGTGCGGCCTTATATGTTGTGCTAGGTAAGCCATTAAAGTATCCGGCTAATGAAACATTTGGTAATGCCGTTCCTGCACTAGTAACTGCAACGTTCCATTCAGCAAATGCTTGAGCACTAGAACCTGCATCAATTACAGAAACTGTTAATGAATTTCCTAAAGCTCCAAAATGTCGAGCAATGAAAGGACCATAAGCATTTCCATTTGGTCCAGACAGATACGAATATTGATATACGTCCCTATTTGCTACTTGGATTGTTACCGAAGTATTGGATGTACTATTATAACTGGCCGCATTAATTGCGCGGGACACTTGTAGGTTGTTGCCATAAGCTAAGAATGATGCTGCAGTGAAGAACGAAGCGGCAGTATTGTTGTCTGGTGCACCATACATGCTGATAAGTGTTTTTTCATTGTCAATCGTAACAATTCTTCCTGCCGGACCCCAGGTAAAAGGACCTGCGTAAGCACCGGCGGTAGATACAACTGAAGGTACTATAGTAGTTAAGTTAACTTCTGTTATAACAGGGCCTGGAGATAATTGAGCTGCCATTTGTGTCTTCTCCTTAATTAATTCGTTATTTGGTAATTATACCATGTGAATATTTATAATACGCGGTCTTTAGAGATTTCTCATCATGTCTCTGGTCCATGAGCCGTAAGTATCTCCTCCATTCGCTGTTTCCCAAACGTCACCTCCAACAACTTCAAAGTCGTTTTCTAGCCCGTCTTCTATAATTGGTTCAAGTAGTGCTTCATCATCAATTTGATTCATACTTTCTAATTGAATCTGTTTACGGATATCGTGACTTACAATTTCTTTGAAATATTTCTGTGTCGTTACCCATGCAAATAATACCAGTGTCATAACTAGGTCATCATTTGCACCCTCTTCAGCTTTGAAAGAATTCTTTTCTGCTACAAATGTAGTCAATTCTGAAATTGTATCAAAGTCGTTTGTTATTAATCGGTCACCTTCCAACAACATCTTTAAGTTGGAGCAACCAATGCGTTTGACTTGCGGTGACATTTTAACACCTAACTGCACACCTCTAGCAAAACCTGCAGATAGTTGTTGTGGTTTTTTGTTGCCTGTGAATACTTTCCATAAGTTTTCGTATTCTAATTCTGAATGTAGAATTTCTGCAACTTGTGGAGTGTTGTTGATTTCTATTAGAATGTACGCATCATTATATAGCCGTGCTGCGTTGTATATCATAGTAGGGAATAACAACGGTGAAACTGAAGAACTGCTGTACTTGGCCACTTGTTTATATGGCATTTTTGATATATCGAATACTGAGAATGCGGAAGCGTCCATGTTCCTGCCCTCAGAAACGTCTACTGTCATTGCGTATAGATGATCCTTGACTGTATCTCCATCATCTTTGATTGGTTGCTCATATATCTTCATCTTGTCATGTTCATACACAGGATCAACATATGTCAATTGTTGTAATTTTTGGCCAGATATCAGTGTGTTTGTAGAACCCAAGAATTCACAATTGTGAGACACAACTCCATTAGAATAAAATTGGTATGCTTCTACACCAACAACATCCAAAAATTCAAATTTACCTTCTATGTAATCTATATTGAATAATGAAACATAATCATTTTTTGTTTTTATCTTATCATCAAAGGTTAACTCCACGGCTTTTTTCCAACCAGATTCTGTCAAAAATTGATGTAAAGTTGAACACTCCACATGTTTACCGTCGCATAAATCCAATACAATTTTTCCAGACTTTTTAACTGATTGTACACCTTTAAAATTTTTGAATCCGGCCGGCGTTAGTATTTCATATTCACTTTGTTCATAGAACATTTCGTTTGCCTTTGATTATGTTTATCATTTGTTTGTCTGATATGCAATATTTACTGTGATATGTTTTAGCAAATGCTGTCTCATAGCTTACAATTTTTCCATTTTTACTTTTTGTTCCGGCTTCAGGTAAGTTAGGTTTTTCGTTATATAGTGCAATAATTTCTTTACATTGTTCATCTTCCAATTTGCAATTATGCCTTTTGCCTTGCCGAACAGAACTCATTTTTTCTATAGTTTCTACACTAAAACAATTTTTTTTATTTTTGTTCCATGGTATATTACCTTTTTTTGCGCCACCAACGCCGGGTCTTTTTTTGCCGGTCTGTAACTCTGAACTGTATTTTGGACCTAATCCTAATCTTTTTGATATTAAAGCCGCAGCAAACCAATCTTCTTGATTTAAATGAATTTCTAAGTGCTCACGTATAGTTAAAAGTTTCAAATTGGTTAAGTCGTCATTATTATGATTTCCATCTACATGGTGAATTTCATATGAAAACCCCATATCGTCTTTTGGTATTGGTCCAAAATTTTTTATCCATAATTGGCGGTAGTTCATAGCATTTCCAAGGAAGTTTAACTCATATTATTTAGTAATTCTTTGAGTTTAACTTCCTTGACAGTATTTGTTAATTTATCTTTAATCGTCACCACAGTTTCACCGTCAAGGCACTCAAACTCTTGTCGGAACTGTTCTTGAGAAGTGTTCCGAATAGTTTCTTCTTTCCATTTCTCATCTCTTCCTGGCACCATGGACCAATGAATTTCAAACGGTTGATATCCGTTTTTCTTATTGATTGCATCCATCCACAATTTGTAGAATAGATTCATACCATTCGGTGTAGATACGATAATGATCTTGGTTGTTTTACCCGAAGAAATAACTGGATACACCGAGTTGAAGAACTCATCAGCAATATTGGCTGGAACGAAAGCAAATTCGTCCAAGAATACTGCATTAAAACTTCCTCCACGAACAGCAGAAGATGATGTAGACGAGGCCATAATCTTAGAACCATTTTCTAGTTCTACGTTACCTTTGTTCCATGTAATGATGCCCTGTTGCAGCCATTCTGGTAAGTTTTCATATGCAAGTTGGTACTTTGCTAGAATGTCCCGAGCAAGTGAGCCTTTATTGGCAAGAACTGCAATATTTTGAGAATCTGTAAACAATGTTAACCAAAGGAGATATGCAACTGATGTTGTAGTTTTTCCAACCTGCCGCGGGCATTTGGTAATAACGAAACGATTTTGTTGAAACAGCCTTAACATCTGTTTCTGAAAGTCCCACATCTCAAAGGGCATTAAGCCTCGGTCGACGTTGACGATTTTAATATAATGGGTTGCAAAATAAACTGGATCTTTTGCACACTTCATATACTCTTCAACTTGTTCTTGCGTGTAGTTGAGTTGGACACCAGCCCTTTTTAGAAGTGGATTATCACGATACGAATTTTTATTAGAAATCATCTATTGCCTTTGATCAACTCACTCAATTCTTTTGTGCTTCCAACAAAGATGGCTTTATCGATGGTTGTGCCACCAATTTCTTGTTTTTTATCCATATCTCTCATTTGTTTTTGCACTGCAAGCAATTCTTTATTTGCATCAACCATGTTTTTGAATATTGTACCGTATACTTCAAATGCCCTGGGATGTTGGCCTGCTTTCGCTATCATCAATATTTCATCCATTGCATCTTTACCCTGATCTAACAGGTCTTGTAGATTTGTTTTAGTTTGCTCATACGCATCAGACAAATCTTCTTCTAAATCTGGAGCAGTTGAAGTAACTACAGGCAGATTAATTTTTTTGACTGCGGGTAAAACTTTAGGTTCTGAGACCTGAAATATTTCACCCATAGATTTTTCAAAGTTATTCATTATGTTATTCAATTATGGTTGTGGTGTATGTATAACTGCTATTAGAGTTGGCATTACTTGGATTTGGTGTAATAGTAATTTTACTGTACTGCGTTGGTGAAACTGCATATGAACTGAATAAGTAATTGGCATTTGTTATTTTACCAATCACTGGTTGATTCGATACAAAATTGCCAGTTAATCCGGTTGTAGTTAAAACATTATTATACCAGCTTAATACTTTAGCTGAAGCAGTTGATAAGGATGAATTGGTTCCTTGGTATACAATCTCACCCAATTGGTAATTCCCAGTACCACCTGCAACCATATTAAATGCCACAGATTGCAATTCATTTGGATCATTATATACGTTAGTAATTGATGTGTTGATTAATCCTGTAGAACTTATTGCACCAAAGATAAATCCTTTGACGGTAAAGTTTAGTGTCCAAATAACCATTCTAGTATCTGCTTCTTTGTCACCTTCATATGTGACTTCATAATCGGTATTGTTTAGTATAATTGGAACTTCTTTGATGATACCCAATTCTGGAATCATGTTGACTTTAATTGTATAGTCTGGTGCAAAATACGGTAAAATGTGTTCAATAATCTGATTACCGTCTTCAATATTTCTCACATAAAGATACAATGAAAAATCAAAGTTGTATGGCACCGGATTATATTGGGATACTACACCTGAACTGGTTTGTGCAAAATTCTTGCCACTAGTGAATTGTTTTCTGGTAGAATCATATGCCAAACCATTCATTTCATATGACATTCTAGGCAATGTTATTTGGACTTTTTTATCTAGTGTTGGATCACCCTGTAGTCGCATAACATACAATTCTTTAGTTGCATAATCTATAGGAACAATAAACCGTTCTTGTTCCGTTTCGTCTGGATTATACCGCAACAACGTGATTGAATTGAACAAGTTACCAAAGGCGACTGTCAATTTTCGGATCATTCTATTGTATGTAATATTTGACATTATAGCCCACCAATTGGATTATTTTCAGCTGTATTGATAATTGGGGCACCAGAAGTTTCAAGAATACTGTTGGCATAAGATTCTTTTATTGCTGGAGAATTTAACGGATCATAAGTTGTCAATACAAATCTTGCATTACTTGATGCTCCTATGATAATATTATTGCCAATAAATTCACCTGCAATATTTGTTACTGACAATGTGTTTGTGTGTGGTATCCAAGACTGTACAGTAGCTACTGTTGTTGCATTTGCATAAGTACTATCTGCAGATTGGAATACAAGTTCTTTGATCCCGTAAGTTCCTGTTCCTGCACCAGTATTTAAGTGTATGGTGTATGCAGAATCTGTAACAACTTGATCTATATCTGGCATACCAGTAGAAATAACTTCTTGTGAATACTTGAATTTTTCTAATTCCAATTCATAAAAATATGGCGCTTTTCTTCCCAACATGAATGAATCTTTATTTTGTTCAACAAATCTTATTTCATATATTTCACCACCACCATTCAAGAAGGGCACATACACCAAATCGCCTTCAAGTGGTCTGGCTTGTGGATTTTGAGGTGTTCGTTGGGCAAAACTGCGTTTAGATACAATCACAGTGACATGATTCCGGATTTCTAAACCAAATTTAGAAAAGAAATCTTTTTCACCCATATGACCCATGACACTGGAAAGATACATCTCCACAGGAAATGCAGCATTAAATTTCTTTACCGGATCTTCACCATAAAGTAAATCTCTAGCGATTTCATTGTCGTTAGGAATATAAAATGCGTCAAAACCCATGATCTTGATAGACTCAACAATCAAGTCTTCAATGATCCTTTGTTCTGGTTTTGATTGGTAGTTGGAGAAATATTTACTGGTAGCCATGTTAATTCATAAAGAATTCTAGAATTCCGCCGTAGTTCTTTTCCATGTCTGCTTCAAGTCTTCTTATGTCCAATAATGCAGCATCGGTAGTTTCTTTTCCGTTCAATACTACTCCACCAGGCAACTGCAGGCCGCCAAATTTAGACATGTTTTCTCCCCAATTTCTCTTGATGAGTGCAGTAGAATATTCTTTCAACCAACGGTCATTCCATACATTAGGATACTTGGTTGTATCTAATCCAGCATAGCACTCTGAGATGATTGTTGTGCCTAACGGCGATTGTTGATTTCCCCAACCCCAGTCGATGTAGAGTCTTTGCATTGCACGGTTCCAACGAATAGGAACCGATCCTGTGAACATAAGTTCAAGTGAGCGTAGGTGTTGTTGTGTGAGTGTGTAATTCACGTAGGATGCAGACGTAAAGTCATACAACTCATTCAATCGTAACTGGTATCTCAAGTCAAACATATTGATAGAAGACTGTGAATCTACTACTGGAAATATGCGAGTTATGCCAGAAATTTCAAGATTGTCGTCTTCTTTGTCTAATGCTGCAGAAGCATCTAGATACTTATTGTTAATATCGGTTTGTGTTAAGACATGGATCCAGTAGAATTTTTGTGTGCCGTCGAAGTGGTAATCTTGCCAATACTGAATGGCGTCATCGATTCTATCTTCGATTTGTTCATCATCTATATTGATATCAATGACCGGCGCACCCAGTCTACGGAGACAATAGTTCTTAAAATCTTGCCTATTTGTTATCGACGCCATTGGGTAATCTCCTCTTAATATCCTATTTATCTTTCAAAAACTTGCGTAAAAAAAATGTAAACTGGTTTACTTTTGCGTTTTTGATGTATAAATAACCATTTTAACATGTCTTTATTAAAGGAGAAACTGACATGACTCAGCAAGAGCAACCAAAAGTGACAATCACATTAACTATAGATGCATTGAATGTAGTGGCCGCAGGATTAGGAAAACTTCCAATGGAAACGTCATTAGAAGTATTCAATGAGATCCAGAAACAAGCTAAAGATCAACTGAATTCTGAACCTGCACAAACACAGGTTGTTCAATAACTAGTTACGGGCGTTCAGCCGATTGGACTTCAGTAGTCAAAATGTCTACTGAACGCTCTTGAGTTAGTAGAGCTTTTGTTACTAACATAGGAAAGCCGGCGACTACTCTGTCTGTTGATGTTAGGTCAATAGAAGAGGCGTTGTCGAATCGTGTCTTCCAGAGTTCTACTTCAGCATCTGTCTTAGCAGCATTGATGATGGATATGAACTCTGCGTCGGTCATACGATTAAGTAGGGCTATTTTAGAAATAACGTTAGGTTCAGGAACAGTCAATGGGGCTGGTGGGATTACAGGAGCAGTGAATACTGCATTCTCATAAGTCCAGCCAATTCCAGGCTCTGGTGTGATATCGGTGAGATTGATCCAAGTACCATCAATATTCATTGCTTCTTCAGCAATGGCTATATTACGTACTACGTTATCCGCACCTACTATTGCAAATCTTAACATTGTCATTCTCCTTATAAATAAAAGCGAATTGCAGCAAAACCGTTGCCACCTAAAGAAAATGAGCTACCTGCGGGTCCACCACCACCACCGCCTCCTCCAATTCCGCCTGAACCACCAATTCCAGTTGAACCTGCAGTACCCGCACTTAATATACCACCACCACCACCACCACCACCTGGTGTGCCTGAACTTCCTGCCCCACCTGCAAACCCAGCATATCCCCAAATAGATATAGTAGCTAAACTACCCCCAGATCCACCTTGTCCATTACCCCCTCCACCACCGCCACCAAAAGAACCTGGACCACCAATACCACCGCCGGATGAAGTATAATTTACACCACCGCCGCCTCCTGGACCAGCACTGCCACCTGGCCCCGATCCAACAGATATTGCACCGCCGCCTCCGCCTCCGCCACCTAGCGATCCCGGCATACCATTAGTACAAGTAGCTACAATAGAAGAATTAGTACCTACACCACCTACACCACCTAATCCTGTGATACTACCATTATTATAGATATTTCCGCTGGGTTGATTATTTGATGAATAAAATCCACCAGTAGTTGGATAGCAATTCCAAATTAATTGTCCAGGAAACGGACTACCGCCCATTCCTCCAGAAATATATTGCTGTACACTCCCACCTCCACCTCCACCACTTGTACCCGATCCAGAATAGTAACCAGGTGGAGTATAAATATGAGAACCGTGCCCGCCACCACCAACTTCAGCATACTTTGTTCCAGCCGAAGTTACTGACGTAGAACCCCCAGCAGTTGCATTAGCTGCACTACCAGCACCAACTATTATGTATAAGGGATATCCAGTAATAGGAATAACGTATACAGATAGTCCACCAAAACCTCCACCTCCACCTCCATTACCATACGAACTGTTTCCTCCAGATCCGCCTCCACCACATAGTAGAGCTTCAATGCGTTGAGTACCTGGTGGTACAGCAATAGTCCTAGAAGTTAAAATAGTAGGAGTTTGAATATACCTAGAGATTGATCCTGCGGGTACTCCTGAACTAGCGCCTGGAAAGTTTCCTACATTCATTAGAAGTCCCCAGCGCGAGTTACTAAGACGTTGAAGCCCTCGGCGTTGTTAGTAGACGCTCGTAATGAGTATCCAGTAGGGATAACAAGACCTTGATTCAATAACGTGTAACTCCAAACAGCCTGAGTAGTGCTAGGTGTAGTTGCAGTGACTAGAATCTCCTGCCATAGGAATCCTGCAGTGCCATTGTGTACAAACAACCTAATCACACCAGCAGTTGTAGAAGCACCCGTAGCGACGATATAGATGTCATCGATACGTGAACCAGATGAACCTGCTGTAAAAATCGTCGTGTATACACCAGTGGCGCCATCACGATTGGTGTTTGCAGTCGCTGTTAGTGCTACTGTCGCTGCTCTTACTGTTGATGCGTATTGTGCTGATGTAGACATCGTTCTTCCTTAGGTTATTCCAAATGATTGTGTCATGTAGTCCGGGGGTCCAGCAGCAGCACTGGTCTGAACAGTACCATCAGGAAACTTGAAGCCTCCCGTAGTAGAGTAGATCAGCCCGGCTACACTTAACATATATGAGGTGTTAGCCGCGATGCCAAGCCCTACCGGACCGGCGTAGTAACTGGACTGGTTCAGTGCTAGCGGAAAGCTAGATAAGAACTTAGCATTCGTGGTCATAGGTTATCTCTCGTTAGGCTGTATAGGGTCAGTTAAGATTTTAGTAGCACGCTCTTGTGTTAGTAAACCTTTTGTTACTAACATCGGAAATCCTGCGACTACTCTGCTGCCGTCGTTTAGGTCAATTGTTGTAGCGTTGTCGAACCTAGTTTTCCAGAGTTCTACTTCAGCGTCCGTTTTAGCTGCGTTGATGATGGCTATAAATTCAGCATCAGTCATACGATCAAGAAACGCAATTTTGGTGATGATGCTAGGTAGTACTACAACTGGACCGTCAACAAACACACCGTTCTCGTACTTCTTGCCGAGCAGAGTAGTATCATACTCGGCAATCTCTATCATATGTGCAGCGTCTATTGTGCCGGTAGTTTGATTAATTCCAACTACAAGGTTATTGTCGTCTAATTGTACATAATTTGGCATATCTATCCTTTAATAATATTCAATTACTTGCCAACTAATTCTATTATAGTATGTGTAAGCACCACTTACATAGTATCCTCCAATATATGTGAAGGCTGTACTTGTTAAACTAGCTAAAGCTGGAGTTAAAGCATAGTAACCTGTACTTACAAATACATATCCACCCAAATTTAATATAATATAAGATTTTGCTGGATTAACAGCACTTATGGTTACACTTACAGTTTGTGCTTCAGAATATTGACCCATATTAGCACCCGCACCATTAAAAGATACACCCGTTTGTATCGACTTTACCCCACCTGTTGTAAATTGAGTTAAGTTACTCATAGTGTTGCCCACCCTATAGTTGCGTTGAGATACCTAAGTTGTAGTGTGGTATAATTTGTGGTATTTATTGTAAGACTTTCTAATAACCCCATAATCTTATACGATGCAGTATTAGCAACCACATTATTAGCTAATCCATTACCTGAAGTGATGTAGATTAAATCTCCAGCAGTAGCAGTAGCCGGCATTGTAATAGTAGTAGCCGCCGCGTTTGTTATTACATAGTGATTACCAGCTGCAGCAGTTTGAGTAGTACCAGAAACTATGACTAAAGTTGGGAAACCTCCAGCAGGAGCATTACTGGTCCAAGTTGTGCCGTTACTAGTAAGGACATTTCCTGAAGCTCCTGGGCTTGATAGACTTGTACCGCCATTGGCTGCTGGTAAAATTGTTGTAGGTCCGGTTCCACCGTTGGCTACTGGTAGAATCCCTGTAACTCCTGTAGTTAGTGGTAATCCAGTAGCATTGGCAAGTGTAATTGTAGGTCCTACGCTGAGTACTGCATTACCAGTGCCGGTTACACCAGTTAGTGCAGTGCTGGGTAGCTTCCAAGCGGTACCATTCCAAGTCCAGGTTCTAGTACCATAGGTGTAGGTTTGGTTAACCGTTGGGCTTGAAGGGAAAGCTAATGCCATAATTATTCCTTAGCGAGCGTTAGCGAAATTTAACGGGACTTCGGCGAAGGCTGCGTAGATATATGTTGCAGATGTATTAATGGACCCGGTATTATCGCCCCTAATCTTAAAACCATTTGACACAAAATCTAACAGATTAGGCGACTGAGTGCCTTCAAGATCAGATACGTTTGGTCGAAGGTTTGCGCCTGTAGCATTGTATGTGTTGCGGGTAGAATCATACACAAGCCAACTCAATGTTGCGTCCGTTGATGATTTAATCATTACCCACCGCGGTCTAAACCCAGTGTATATAAACGGACCATCTGTACTAGCATTGCCTGTGTATGTACCAAATTTGGAGTACCCTGCAACTGGTGCCCAACAGTAGTTAACGTAAGTTTCTCCGTTTTCATTACCATAACCATATACCGGGGGTGTAAATACATTAGCCGTCGGCGCTGTATTCCAATTACCGGAATTTTTGGCCGAGGTTGTATTTAACCAAAGATTAGCATTACCGTTAGATATGTGATAGGTGGACCAGTTTAACAAACCTAATCCTCCAGAGCTTCGTTTTTTAGTTATAATAAAATGCGGAATAGCTCCTAACCCATGCCCTACAGTAGCAACCCCACTTAAAGTGTCAACACCATTACCAGTATACGTCACAACAGAGAAACCGGCAGGTTTGTTTGCACTCACCGATGATGTAATAGTTCCAGAAGTGTTGGCTACCGCTGTGCCACCGGCTTTCCATTGCCAAGCTACATAAGTATTTCCATTAATATTTACATTTGAGTCGGAACTAATACCAAGAGAGAAACCATCAGAATTAAATGCAGTTAAACCAGTAGTATATGTTTGTTCCGCAGTAGTGGCATCCGAGAACATTGTTTTATAAACACCTCTAACTGAGTCTATAAGATTATGTGATCCGGCAACCCGTGCTTTTACCCAAACTAAATCTGGTTGAAAAGAAATACTATTATTTGCATTACTAATACTTCTAGTAGCACCAGTTCCAGTGTAGATCGTAGCAGCCATCGCTGCTGCAGGATTCGGAACTGCGGAAGCTGGCAAGTTGAAAGTATTTAATGCTAGATAGCCTGCAGGAATTGAAGCCTGCCAAGGTTGTTGACCAAAGTTTACGGAGCCTGTTGCGTAGTTGTCTCCCATGACACCCATCATAGGTACCCAAGTAACACCAGCAGAAATAAGATCAGTAAATGCAGCGCCAGTCTTAGATGCGCCGCTCGTAGGAACCCCAGAGTTTAGCCACGTACCGTTCTTACCAAAGTACAGCGCCCCGTTATCCATGTCAATGGCAACTGTAATAATATCATTTAATGCTGCGGCAGCACCGTAAGAGGTATAGGTTCCATTGCTTGCTTTTGTACCATCATATCCATAATAACTTCTAAAAACTGATGGTACGGCTTGCGTTTTAATAGTTGCAACATCCATTATACCAGGTTCAGAGTATGCTACTGGAGCCCCTGATTGTGACACATATTCATAATACCATTTTCCAGTTGCTGGTATAGCTATAGTTCCTTGTATCCATCCAGCACCAGTACTTGCCCGATTATAAGACCAAGACAGATTACCATTACTGAGAGCAATTGGTGTCGGAGTCATAGTTGTTCCGCCAATCTGTAGCGGATTCAACACAGCATAATTACCAACAGTAATACTTGTCGGTGTTGGGCTGTCTATTAGCGAATCGTAAGTATCTCCGGCAGTAAGACTAATATTTGTGGGTGTCCAATTATTACCATTAGTTGATGAGTCTTTACCAATCGCAGCGGCTGTATTAGCGCTATTATCTGCAAATTTAAGGCAGAAACCATTTGTGCCATAAGTACCTGCGTAAAACTTAGGAACCCAAGCTCCTGAAGTTACTGAAACTTGACCAAAACTTGCAGGGGTTAAGGCTTGACCGTCTACGAAGTTGACCTCGGCCATTTCGCCGTCGAAGAATTGCGTGGTGTTATAAGCAAAAGAACTAATTTGATGCAACGCAGTGGAATTCCAAAACGATTGTGTGTTTTGTGCGGGTGCGCCAACAGTAAACGTAATTGTTTGTGAAACCCCATTTACATATATAAGCATCCGGTTTGCGGCAGTTGCATTTGAAGAGTCCCAAACAAAAACAATATGATACCAAGCAGCAGGGTCACGGTAAACGGCGGGTGTGTAGGCATATCCCGCAAGGTTTGTGGGTTCCCACTCTAGAGAATCTGGATACGTTGTGGAAAACCTAGCAATATCATACCCAGCAGCAGAAAAAATTGTATTGGTTGCGTTAAGAGTTCCGCGCTTTACCCACATGCTCATTGTCCATGTGGTGCGGTTTCCAGCACCAGCAGGAGTCCTGTTCAAATACGCACTCGCAGAAGACCGTAAACGCAACGATCTAGCAACTGCATATGTAGCGGTAATAGTAATAGAGAAAGCCTTAGGGCTATCTTGCAATTCAGCATCAGTAGCGACTACTGTAAAGTTAAAAGTAGTATCTGAAGATATGCCAGTTACGGTACCAGATAGTAGGCCGCTACTAGATAATGTTAACCCTGTAGGTAGAGTACTACCACTTTGCAACGCATAGACAACTGAACTATCGCTAGTACCAGATAACTGTATAGAGATAGCGGTATTAAGCATACCATTAGGTAGCGGTGATGTAGATACCCAAGTTGGAAGCGCACTAAAGGTAATTGCATTAACCCTGATTGCTACTGCTCCACTGGGATTACTAACATAAAGAATGTAAGTGCCTGCAGCTAGAGCAGGTAGTTGAGCACGCACTTCAGTAGAACTTATAAAAGTTACTGAAGTTGCTATTACAGTACCAACTACTACGGTACATCCGCTAACAAAACCTGTACCTGTGACTTTGATGTATCCACCAGTTAAACTAACTGCGGTGTCATCAGTATTAGCATAGCTGGCATCAGTAACTGTGATACCGCTGATAATTACTCCGTCACCAGGTGGCCCTTGAATACCCTGAATACCCTGAGTAGCACCTGCTTGAGATGCTTCTACCCAAAAGTTTCCAGTACGTATATATAAAGAGCCATCAGTAGTATCATACCACATCATTCCTTCAATAGGAACTGCAGGTGCTGTAGGTCCACTGAAACTCGCTGTGATTGATGCGTCACTGGCAAAGCCAATTAATTCTATTTCATCATTGAGTGCAGCACCTGCTGTAAGAGTTACTGAGGTGCCTGATGTTGCTGTATAGTCAACAACGTTTAATCGTACACCGTTCTGATATACGTCCACATAAGGAGGTGAGTAAATTACTGCAAAAACGGTTTGACCAGAGGTGGCTATATAGCTTCTCTTGTCTATAGCGTTCTTGCCGCTGCCCTGGATTAGTGTGCTTAATTGTGTCATGGTTTATTTATCAACGTGCATTGGCGTACTTCAGCGGATTCTCGGCGAAGGCTGCGTAGATATATGTTGAGCCGGATGCGTTTGTTGCGCCGCCACCAGCATCTCTACTCTTAAAACCGTTGGACAATATGTCAAGTGCGGCGGATGGGGTACCCTCTGCGTCTGACAAGTTGGCAAACAACCAGTTGCTACTTGTGTTATAAGTTGAAGTGGATGTGTTGTAGATATTCCAATTGCTTATATCACTAGTACGTTTAATCATCAACCACCGTGGCCTAAACCCAGTGTAGATAAACGGACCATCCGCACTACCATTGCCCGTGTATGACCCGAATGCGCTGTAACCTGCTACCGGTGCCCAGCAGTATGCGACTTGAGTTACCCCGCTTG